TAGCCGCCGCCTGCCTCGCCCGCGCAATCTCCCGCGGCGTCCACGAAGCGGTGCTTTAGATAGTCATTTTCGAAGAAATACTGGCGCGCCCGAAGAGATTCGAACTCCTGACCCCCAGATTCGTAGTTCTCATTTAAGAACATCGATAGAACTGATTAAAATCCATTATAGAGGTTATAGCACTGTTCCGGCTTAGATTTTTGCCAATTCAGGGCGTCTAACTTTTCGACCCAGACGGCTAACTGACCGCGCCAATAAACCCAAGTGGCCCGTTCATTGCCCAAATCTGAAGCGGAGTTAGGTGTTCGGCTCAGATCGGGACGGGATAGTAAATGGCGCGTGAAGTTGCGAACCTCACCCAAGCGCGGGTGAACGCGATCAAGGAAGGCCAAGAGCTGCACGACGGCGCTCTTCCTGGCCTTAGCCTCCGGGCAGGGAAGAAACGCAAAGTCTGGCGGGTTCGCGTCGCGGTCGCCAAGGATGGCCCGAAGTGGGTCTTCAAGTCGCAAGTGCTAGGTGACACAATATCCTTCGATCTCGACGCTGCGCGGAAGCAAGCCAAAATCGTCATAGGTAGGCTGCTGGAAAAGCATGGCGACCCTGATCGCGAGCGTCGGGAGACGCAGGCGAACAAGCTCACGTTAGAAACGGCTTGGGCCAGCTACATCACTCGCTGTCGGTTCAAGGAACGCAGTGAACGCACGATCGACGAATACGAACAGATGCTCAAACGGCACTTCTCGGACTGGAAGGGCAAGACCCTAGTTGAGCTTGCTGCCGATCGAGATGGGTTCGAAAGACGCTTCATGTCTCTGACTAAGGACAAGGGAGACTACGCCGCCAATGGAGCGGTGCGCGCCTTCCGGGCGGTCTGGAACTATGCAGCTCGGAAGAACGAAACGCTCCCGAAAGGCCCGTTCCTTGTGCTCGACGGCCTCAATGAGACGGAAGACCGCAAGATCGCCTACGCGCCCGAAGAGCTTCCAGCGACAATTGAAGCCCTCTGGCAGCTCGACCCGATCCGCGCCGGTTTTCACTTCACTCTGTTCCTGACGGGTGTCCGGGGTGGCGGTCTGCGCATCGCCAAACGGAAGGACTTCGACCGGAAGGCGGGGACGCTGCATCTGGAAAACCACAAGGGCAAGCCATTCACGATCGCCCTTAGTCCGGCTTTGATCAGCGTTCTTGATTGTATGATCGCTATCGGAGACGAGCGGTTCCCGAAGACCGCATACGTCTTTCCGGCTCATTCCAAAGATGGCTGCATCATCGACGCACGCGCTGCGATCCCGGTCCCGGCGACGTTTGTAGCACACCGTGCAAAGCACGACAGGAAGGCCGTGAATTCAGTTCGCACTCACCAGTGGCGCAACACGTACATTTCGCTGGCCAAGCAAGCCGGGCTGAGTGGGCGTGATCATCGGATGCTAGTGGACCACGCTGTGAAGCGTGACGCGGATGATGGCTATGACACGCCCATGCTGACCTACCTGAAGGAACGTCAGCACGCGATGTCGAAGTATTTGCTGACCACGGCCAAGCTGGGAGCGGACTTCAAGTTCACGCCGCAGGAATTCGAGACACGGCGCAAGGGAGCCAAGACCGTGAAGCGCGAAGTGCGGAAGGCTCCGGAGCTGGCCGGGCTCGTGTAAATTTCATCGAAATTGCATTGATCTATCTGCGACACTTTGTGTGCGTGGACAGTGTTAGGCTTGCTTTCTAGTAATAGTTAATGATACTGTACGATGGTTCAGTATCCGCTCTACCTTACCTCTCTTCCCTGACTTACCTCGCTGGCCTGTGGCCCTGTTTGGATACGGACAAAAATCCAACCGCCACCCACAGTCTTTCCGAGGAAGCCCATGTCTCCGACTACCGTTATTGATCCACCGCGCCTTGGCGCGCTCACCCAGTATCTCGCCGCCGAGCGGCTGAGGAACAAGTTCAAGCTCTCAATCAACGATCGCACGCTTCGCGCTCTTGCAGCGAAGGGTGAAGGGCCGCCGCGCTACGTGATCGGCGGTCGCGTCTACTATCTTGAGCATGAGCTTGATCGCTGGGCCTATTCCCAGTTCAAGATCGACATCAACTTTCGCGCCTCCGAACTGGAGGCCGCGTAAGAAATCATGTCGAACACAACGAAGAACTCCGGCCAAATGCCGGAGCCGAACCCGCGCGCCCTTGAAGTCTATGGCGACAAAACGGATCGGTTGATCCCGCTGCATTCGTGGCGCTCCGGCGAACTCGCAAAGGTTCCTCTCACTCGCGGCTGGCAGAACACGGATGGATTCACGTTCGAACAAGCGCAACGCCACATGGCCGGGAACGAAGGCAATATCGGCTTCCGCGCTGGCGGCGGCTGGCTGATCGCGGACGTTGATCCGAAGAACGGTGGAGCGGAGTCGTTTGAAACGCTTCGCGAGCGCTTCGATGTCGATCCACACGACTTCTTGGCAGTCCGCACCGGGCTAGATGAGAAGTCCGGCAAGCGCGGCCTTCACCTCTACATGCGCGTCGAAGAAGCTAACTTCGAGTGCGTCTTCAACCTACCAAACCTACCCGGCATCGACTTCAAATACTCCGGCCAGGTTGTCGCCGCTGGATCGGTTCATAGTTCTGGCTATCTTTACGAGGTAGCAGGGGAAAAGACGCTCGCGACTACAGCCGTCGCTCCGCAGGCGCTGCTTGACGCCATACGCCGACCATCGCGCCAGACGCTCGCTCCTGATGCCGCAAACGGCTTTGGCGAATTCACGGCTGAGCAAATTTGGCCTTCACTCGATCAACTTCCTGTCGATGCGTTCGCTAGCAACGGTGCATGGCTACAATTGGGGATGGCCGTCCACCATATGAGCGCAGGCGAAGCGCTCGACATTTTCCTCGATTGGTCAGCGCGCGATCCGAAGTATTCTCACCTTCGCGATGAGAACTACCGGCGACTGCATAATTGTTGGGACAACCCCATCGGGTTCAAGAAGGGCACGTACTTCAAGGCGCTGAAGGATCACAACGTCCCGCGCGAGCTGTGGCCGGATTATCCAGAGCCGCCGCCGCCCGCGTCGGAGGCGTGGGAGGATGATCAGATCGACGATGAGACAACGGCGCTTGTTGAAGCGTCGGAGGTGTTGCCCGCCGTAAAGCATGAAGGACGCGCCGCCAAGGGCTTGGACAACTGCGTCAACGCGATCCGCGCTCTTGGCATCAAGTTCGCCAAGGATGATTTTGTTGGGCGCAAGTCGATCGGGGGTCACGCCATAGAGGCGCACGCGGGTCAGCTTTCAGACGACGCGATCACGGCGTTGCGCTTCATGCTGCTGAAAGAATTCGGTATCGAATTCTCCAAGGACATGGTGCAGGACGCCGCCGCTACGCTCTGTCTGCATGGCCGCTATGACAGCTTGATGCAGCATGTTGACGAGCGGCCTGCGTGGGATGGTGCGCCGCGACTTCATCGGCTTGTGCCCGACTACTTGGGGGCAGAGGACACACCTCTCAATCGCGCGATCGGGAGGCTATTGCTCGGGGGCATGATGGCTCGTGCCCGTCGGCCAGGGTGTAAGTTTGACACCATGCCAATCCTTGAGGGTCCGCAAGGCGCTGGCAAATCGACGGCGATCCGCATTCTGGCTGGCGATGAGCGATACGGCGAAGGCCAGCTCTTCGATCTCAACGAGCAACGGCGGGCGGAAGCTCTTTCCGGTAAGTGGCTTTACGAGGTTGGCGAACTGAACGGCATGTCCCGCCGTGAAGCTGGCCTTGTTAAGATGGTCATCACCCAACAATCGGATGAGGTTCGCATGGCGTATGACCGCCATCCGTCGCTCAATCCGCGCCGGACGATCTTGATCGGCACAACCAACAACGATCGCTATCTTCGCGACGCTACCGGCAACCGTCGCTTTCTTCCCGTGAAGGTCGGCGCGATTGATCTTGAAGGCTTGCGACGTGATCGCGATCAGCTCCTTGCAGAAGCCGCCGCGTGGGATGATGCGCGTCAGCGTCAACGCGAGCCCTTCCTTGACGAGGATGGCAACGAATGGGGGCGTGAGCCTGTGCTGCCTCGCCAGCTCTGGGCAGCGGCTGCTGAGCAACAAGGGATGCGGATGGAAGACGATCCTTGGCTTGATCGGCTCTTCACCCTTCGCGGCTTTCCGGGCAAGTCGGCGAATGGGCCGGTGGAGCGTATTTCCACCGAAGCCGCGTTCAGTCATCTTGGCGTGGATGGCTATCGGCAAGACCCGGCCAAGGGTCACCGGCTCCGCGCTGCGATGGAGCGTCTAGGCTGGACCTATTCGGCAATCCCGATCCGCATCGACGGCGTGAATGAGCGTGGATATTTCCGTCCACTGTCTGCGCCGATCGATGGCGCAGAGCTTAGCGCTGAAGAGTTGGACGCTGAGCTTGTCGGATTGGTCTAACCGCTGCCTACACTGCCTACAGTGCGCCTACACTGGCACTGTAGGCAGGAAAGCCCAACAACCACGGGCTTTTCTCCCACTGCCTACACTGCCTACACTGAAATCCTTATGGAGTGGTCGAATTGAGGGATAGCAGCCCTGACAGGGCAGAGCGCTGCTAGGTATTCAGGGGGTCTATAGGGATTTCAGTGTAGGCAAGTGTAGGCAGTAGGCAGATTTAGCCAGGAGCGTAAGAACTGTTGCCGGTTAGGCGACTCTATCCAGCGGGGAGCTTGATGGCCCGCACATAGCCCTCAATGCCTTTCGGCCTAGGATAGGTCTTGCTCAGGAACTCGATTGTCTTGAGCGTCGTCTTTACCGCCCAGCTCCGCACGTCCGCACTGAATATCTTATCCTCGTCTCGCGGCGCGCCTTTCACGTCCGTCTGGATGTGAATCTTATTCCGGTACTTCCGCAGCTTGTGTAGCTCTTCATAGATGCCAGCATCCAGCTCATCGAGCAGCTTGTGCGTTTTGAAAACGTCGATCAGTTGGTAGAACGTGTCGTTCTTTTCGTTAGCGATCGCGGCCTGATGCTGCTGCGAGATGTTGGGCAAACCCTCTTTGGTGAAGCGCACGGCGCGATAGATGATCTCGTTGAGGCACGCTTCGAGCACTGAGCCACACTGGATGACGATGAGCTTGTTGAAGGCATCGTTCTTCGCGGCGACCAGTTCGCATAGCGCATGAGCGTTGCTGACGATGTTGTCGCCGACCTTGAAGTCAGCGACGAAGGATGAGGATATCTCGACGGTTTCAGTCATGCCGTTCCTATTGAAAGTCCCCGCGCCGATCGCCTGCCAAAAGAAGAGCGCTTAACTCTAACCGCATCGCTAACCGCGTTGCCGACGCCCGTGCCGCGCCAATCTGGCCGACCTTCTAACTCTCGATTTGCAGTTCCGACTTCGTAGAGCCTTGGCGGCGCGCGGTTTTATCAACAAACTCAGCGTTTTGGGTCTATTCTGGTCAATCAGGATGGTTAGCGGCCTGTTCGCCGCGCCGCCGTTAGGGTTGCCGCCCACCCCCAAATCTGTGCCGGTCTGGCACACCTCCGGGCATATGAAACCTGCCTCGATTGGAGGGAATTTCGCACTCATTTCCGGCGATGTCCCCGGCAAAAGCTGGCAAAAACCGGCAAAAGCTGGCGTTCGGAATGAATGCCGCGCGCTCGTGTGTGACCTTCGACTTCCAGTCTGGAAGTGGAGCCAAAAAGCGTGGCCGGTCGTCCAATGAAGCGCCTTCAAGCTCGAACGCTAAAGCGCGTTCGTCAATGGCTGCTTGTGGAAGAGAAGCCGCTGAGCTTCGTCCTCAATGAGCTGGGCATCACGCTCCGCCGTTGGGAGGAAATCGTCTCCAACGATCAGCCCTTGCGAGACGTTTTGGATTTGGTTCGCCTTCGCGAACAGGAAATGATCGTTGAGACGCTGAAGACCAGCAATCAGCACAAGGTCACGGCGGCGATTTTTCTCGCCAAGGCCAAGCACGGCTTCACTGAAGCCAAGGCCGCACCTGTCCAGAACGCTCCCGCGCTCAACGTCACTGTCATGCTGCCTCAGCCCGCTCGATCAGCGGAAGAGTGGAACCGCATCATTGACGTGACGCCGGAGCCGCTGGTCATCGAGCACAAGGCGGACGGCCAGTGACGGAAAGCATCATCCACGCGCCGACGCTGTTTCAACAGCAAGTGTTGCAAGTGCCCGAAGGTGTAGACCTTGTACTTGATGGTGGACGCGGGGGAGGCAAGTCCGTCGCCTGCGCGTACCTGATCCTTCAGCACGCTTTGGCCTATGGCGTGAACGCATCCATTCTTTACGTGCGTCAGAGCTTCAGCGGCCTGCGCGACTTCGAGCGCACGGCGCTCAACCTGTTCAAGGCCGCCGATCCAGAACTGACGTTGAACCTGAAGGAAGGGATTTTCCGCTTCGGAAACGGAGCGGTCTGCGAGCTAACGCAGGCGACAACGGTCGCTCAATCATATGCGACAAAGCTTCAAGGCCGCTCTTTCTCGCTGATCATAGTGGATGAAGCAGGCGCGTATTCCGATCATGAGCTGATCGATGCCCTGCGAAGCAACATGCGCGCTCCGAAAGGCGTACCTGTTCGTATGGTACTCGCCATGAACCCAAACGGCGCGGGCCATCTCCCGTGCTTGCGTCGTTTTGTGCGTCGCTTGTTGCCCTACAAGATCATGCCGCTGGAGGGCTTCAGCGATGCCGTTGTCCGCTTGCCGTCTACGTTCCGCGACAACGAGGCGCTGAACCGCGACCAGTACGAGCGCGCTCTTGAGCAATCGAGCGCCAATGATCCCGGTCGCCTTGCCGCGTGGCGTGATGGCGATTGGGAAGCAGGTCGATCTAATCTGTTTTTCTCAGCGCAGTTCGACGAAGAGCGGAACGTCATTCCGCCCTTCCATGCATTCCCGCCGGACACACGTCCCTTCCTCTCGATCGACTGGGGTAGCGCGAAGCCTGCCTATTGCGGGCTGTTCGCCAGCTTCCCGCGCGGGCTCGCAGCAGGCGGACTGTTCCTTCCTCCCAAGAGCGTTGTGCTTTTGGATGAAACGCATACGGCCTTGAGTGCGGAAGCGTTGAACGTCGGCTCCGGCGCGACTGCCGAAGAGTGGTCTACTGAAATCCTGAAACTTTGGGCGGACTGGGATTTGCCGGGCCGTCCCCATGGCGTCTGTGATGACGCCATGACGTTCAAGCCCGGAGGCCGCAACTCGCCAAGCATCGCCGATCAATTCAAAGCATCCGGCGTTGATCTCCGCGCGGCGGTGAAAGGCCGTCGCGAATGGAGCCAAATGAAATCCATGCTCGCGAATGCGGGCCGGAGCCAGACAGAGCCAGGTCTTTTCTTCTGCCCGCAAGCTGAATACGCGCTCGCGACTATTCCCTTTCTGAGCCGCGATCAGCGACGCGCCGATGACCTGAATTCGACAAGTCCCGATCACGCGGCAGACGCAGTCCGCTATGCGCTGCTTGGTGCGGGCTTCCGAACTGAAAGCGTCAAGCGACGTATCGGCACTTACTACGCCGATCAGAACGCTTGGGCGTCGAAGCTGGACGCGGCACTCGCCTTTGATGTCGAGAGCAAACGGCGAATCGCGGCAAAAGCTGGCAAAAGCTGGCAAAGTCCGGCGATCGACATGAAGGCCAACGCGCATTGAGCGAGAGTGATCCTCGATCTTTCACTTCGAGGACTTCATGGCCGCTAAGACCCAGTACATCGCCTACAACCGCGCCTCCCGTCTGCTGACAGCACGCCTTCGCAAGCTGCACGAAGAGACGAAGCTCGGGAACAAGAACCCGGAGGAAGCCGCGCGTCTTCGCGCCGCTTTCGACGCGATCCGCCCCGACATCAAGCGGGCGAAAGAGCTGAACCACAACCGCTCTCAGGCGCTCGCCTCACATAGCCTTACGATCGCAGGTGCGACCGCCCGCGAAATGCTGAAGTCCATGTCTAAGGTGGAGCTACGCGCTGCGCTGCCCTCTCTGATTGAGCGCGCCAATGCAGGTGAGAAAGAAGCGCTGACCTTCCTTGGCGCGGCAGTCGGCGTAATCTCCAACATGCCCGCTGAAGATCGACCGATCACGATCACGAAGCTGGCCCGCCTTGTGAACCTGCCGGATTATGATGTCGCGGCGGCGGAAATCCACGAAGCCAACTTCTTTCTTGAAGCGGCAGACCGCATGCTTCCGCGTCTGGAAGCCGGTCAGCTTCCGACCACGCAAGACATTATGGTCATTGGCGCGATGCGCCGTGAGCTGGATGGCGGCGGCGGCTGGCGAGACTTCGCCACGCTGGCCGATGCCAACGCAGAACTTCGTCTCAACCCCAACCCCGAGGAACCCAATGCGCCGGAGCCTGACAGCGCCGAACACACTGACGCCGAAAACCCTGATGGATCGGATCATGATCGCAACGGCGATCAGCCGCCCGCACGCGAACCCGCCCCAACTGGGGAAGGTGACGCCAACGGAGCGGATCAGGCGCGGCCTGAAGGCGCGGAAGGAGCGCAGTAATGTCTGATCTCATCAAGATCGGTATCGAAGCACGCAAGCGCGCCCGCATGGTCGCCGAAGGTGTATCGCCAGAAGCGCTTGCTGCCCAAGACGCCAAGATCGCCACGCTTCGCAATCCGCCGAACGTCGCCGCCGTCGCTCAAGACGGCGCGATCCGCTCGCTCATCGGCGATGGCATGGACGATCTCGACGGGCCGGAGATGACCGCGCTTCGCGAGCGTATCCGCCTTGCTGAAGAAAAGGCCGTCCCCGCCAAACCCGCTTCCGGCAACGCGCTGATCGCAGCGGGCCTGAAGGCACGCCAGACCAAACAGCGCGACGACACGCATCTTCCCAACTGGGAGGCAGAGCCAACGCTGCGCCGAAAGTAATTCGCTTGCCCCGTCCTCGCATTCCTTGCGCGCGAGCACGGGGGAGAGAGGGGCGGTTTCACTACCGCCACTCAACCGGACCGGAGCGGCGGTAATCCTCCCCGTCGCTCCGGTCCACCCTCCTCACCTAACTAGGAACCACCGCCCCAATGCCTGCCGCCCCTCGCCAAAAAGCCGACGTTTCGCATCCCTGTATGGAGCACTCCGCCATGATGCCAGCGTGGACACTTCTCGCCGACGTTTACGCCGGTAGCGAAGCCATCCGCCAAGGATGCTCCGTATATCTGCCCCGCCACTCTCAAGAGCCGATCGAAGCCTATCAAGAGCGGATCAATTTGGCGCTGACTTACGACTTCGTTCGCCAGACCACGGCTGAACTCGCTGGCCGCGCCTTCAGCAAACCGCCTCAGTGGTCGGAGATGAAAGAGGGCAGCAAGTGGAAAGACTTCCTCGCCGACACGGACGCTCGTCAGCGAGACGCGAACAACGTCGCGCGAGGCCTCTTCAATGATGGCCTGCTTTTTGGCCGCGTCTGGGTTTACATCGAGATCATCAACGATCGCCCTACGTGGACCGCACTGGACCCGCGCGACGTTCTCTTCATTGCCACTGACACAACGGGGAAGATCACCGAAGCCCGCTTCCGCCGGGAAGTCGTGAAGCTGGACGGCTTCGAAGAAATCATCTCGGAAGAGATTGTCCGCATCACGCTTGATCGTGTCGAGACGTGGACAAAGCCGGGCAAGAAATGGGAGCGGACGGCGAACGTCAAGAATGCGTCTGGCATTGTTCCGCTGATTTCCTTTGCGCCAGAGCCGGACGGCGCGGTCAATTGCGTGCCACCGCTTCTGGACCTCGCAGAGCTGACCCTAACACACGCGCGCCGTCTCTCTGAGCTGGAAACGATTCTGCGCGTCGCTTCCTTCCCGATGCTGGCTCTCACCACATCGGACGGGAGCGAGACGAGTAACTTCGTTGTTGGTCCGCATACCCTGATCGCGCTGGAGATTGATGGGGACGCAAAATACGTTGAGCACTCCGGCGCGGCGATCGGCGTTCTGCAATCCAGCCTGAAAGACCTTGAAGAGCGCGCCGCGTCGTTTGGCGTGCGTCTGCTGAAGCGTCGCCGCCCCTCCGTGGAGACTGCGACAGCCGCGTCCATCGCAGGACAGGAAGCATCAGCGCCGCTTCAGGGCCACGTAATCGCGCTGCAAGACATGCTGCGCCAGCTCATCGCCATGACGGCGAAGCTTTGGCCTGCCGGTGGCGAACCGCCGACCGTAACACTGTCTGTAGACTTCCTCCCGACCGAAGGGACGAGCCAGGACCTGATCGCTATCCGTCAACTGGGCGACATCTCGCGCTTTGACATGATGGCCGAACTCAAACGCCGTGGCGTTCTGTCACCGCTCTTCGACAACACCCTGAATGAAGCGCGGCTGTCCGACGAAGCGCCGTTCTTCATCAACGCGCGCAAGGGGCATGACCATGACGCCTAACGCCCAACTTCTCGACGACTGGATTGACCGGAGCGTGGACGTGTTCGCCATGGTGGACACCGAAGCGGGCATTCTCGCGCGCGACATAGAAGAGCAAGAGGATCAGCGCACGCTTGCCGAGCTGATCGCGCTCTATCTGGCTGCAATGGACCCCATGCTTCGCCCGCGTGCGCTTGATCGCATTCTCGCGCAACGTGCAGATGCTCTCCTGCAAGTACGTGATCGCCTCTACCGCATGATTGAGCGTTTCACCGAAAGCGAAGGCCGCTTCGTCTCGGAGACTGTCGGCCCGGTACAGGACGAGACGAAACACAACTACCTCTTCAGCGCAGCTTTTATCGCGGTCCTGTTCAACAAGGTGCTGCAACGTCCAATCAGTGGATGGGAGGCGAAGATCGATGATCTCTTCAAGGACATGATAGAGCGCGACCGAGAGCGGATTGAACAAACATTTTCGCGCGCGTTTGCTGTGGGCCGGGGTACGCCTTGGCTGACCTCGGCGCTTCGGAAAGACTTCGCCCTCAATGCACAGACAGCGCACATCATCCTGCACGCCGCCGTGCAACACTCGCGTTCGGTCATTGTGGACTTCGCTGCTGCGACTGTAGGCGCAAAGGTGCGTTGGGTGAGCGTGCTCGATGGCAAGACCACCGCTATCTGTCGCTCACGTTCGGGCAAAATCTATCCGGCAGACAGTGGCCCGCGTCCGCCCGCTCATGCGCGTTGCCGCTCAATCGTCGTCCCCTACTTCGAAGGGAAGGGCGATGCTGAAGAGCCGACGTATTCGGACTGGCTGAAAAAGCAGACGCCGGAGCGTGTCCGCCAAATCCTGGGCAAGACCAAGGGTACGATGTTTCTGGAAGGGACGCTGAGCCTCGACGACATGGTGACGGCGAAGGGGCGGGAAGTGACGCTGAAAGAGTTGGCTGCTAAGCGCAAGAGCGCTTAGCCGTCTAGAAATCTACGAACGCTACGCTCGAACGCTTTAGGCCCAGCCCGCACTTGGCACTCCCAAATCGTCATTGTCTTCCATCCGAACTTCTTGAGCGCCCTCTTGACCCGTGCATCCCGCGCGACGTTTCGATCAAGCTTTGCGTTCCAGTAATCGCCGCTCGACTTAGGACGGCGCGCGATCTTGCAGCGTCGATCGGCGTGTTGATGCCAGAAACAGCCGTGGACAAAGATGACCTTCTGTCTCGATGGAAAGACTAGGTCTGGCTTTCCGGGAAGGTCGGCTCTGTGCAATCGAAACCGATAGCCAAGTGCGTGGACGAAACGACGAACGGCCATTTCCGGCTTCGTGTCTGTGGACCTGATGCGCGCCATGTTCTCGCTGCGGCGTTCGGGCGTCAGTTTGTCGGTCATGGGTCCGAATTTCTGTTGTGAAAGCGCTGTCAGCTCGAAATCTCGAATAGACGAGCGCGCGAGCGCCGCGCTATAGCCAGTGTATAAATGAGAACAAAAAGGGGCCAAACCGTTGACCAGAGCAGCACTTAGCGGCATAGTGAGTCGAAGTGCTGCACCTTGCGGCACTCAGAGGTCGCCATGTCTTCCAAGAACAGGGTCACGGTGAACTTGTCGGATGACGAGTTTGCCAGCCTGAACCGCCTCGCGGAGCTGAGCAAAGTATCGAAGGCTTGGCTGGTTCGCCGCGCTCTGTGCGATCTTCTCGCCGCCGCATCCAATGACGATCAGCAATTGTCGCTGCCCCTTGCAGGGGTGAAGCGGAGAAACACCCGATGAAGCCGCGTCACAAACTTAAAGTGATCGATTTGTTCTGTGGAGCTGGCGGACTTTCTGAAGGTTTCCGTCAAGCTGGTTTTCACGTGCTGGTCGGCCAGGATTTTGACGACGCGGCGGGCGAGACTTTCGCCGCTACTCACCCCGAAGCAACGTTCATTGGTGGGCCAATTCAGAAGGTGACACCGCAGCAGCTTCTAAATGCAGCCGGTGTAAAGCGTGGCGAGATTGATGTGATCGTCGGCGGTCCGCCGTGTCAGGGCTATTCTGTCTACAACCACCAGCGCGGTGAGGCTGATCCCCGTGCAGGTCTGTTCCGTGAGTACCTTCGCATCGTCAAAGGCATCAAGCCGCGTTGGCTGGTGATGGAGAATGTGACGGGGATTACGTCGATCGCTGGCGGTGGAATTGTTCGCGAGATTTTCGAGGGTTTTCGCGAGCTGGGCTATCGAGTGGATATGAAGGTTCTTCGCGCTGAGGAATTCGGTGTTCCGCAGGAGCGCCGCCGCGTGTTCTTCATCGCAACACGGACGGATGCCCCAATTCTTTTTCCTGAGCCGACGCATGGGCCGGGCCTAAATCCGTTCGTGACGGTATGGGATGCAATCTCTGATTTGCCGAAACTGGAAAATGGCGACAAGGCAGCGCCCCGCGCCTACGCGAAGCCCCCTCAGAACGGCTATCAGGCGATGCTACGGGGTGACCGCAAGATCGTCGAGAATCACACGGCTCCCCGCCTTGCTCGCATCAACGAGCAAAGAATGGAGCACATTCCGCCCGGCGGATCGTGGCGCGATATCCCGCGCGATCTGCTTCCCGCTGGTATGTTGAAGGCAAAGCGCAGCGATCATACGAAGCGCTATGGTCGCCCCAGAAAGACCGATCTTGCATGTACGATCCTGACAAAATGCGACGTGCATTGGGGCGCTTACATCCACCCGGTTCAGAACCGCGCCTTCACTGTTCGAGAGGCCGCCCGGCTTCAAGGCTTCCCTGACTTCTTTGCATTCAAGGGCAGCAGCACTGAGCAGTACGTTCAAGTTGGAAATGCCGTCCCACCCCTGCTAGGTAAGTGCGTGGCCGAATCGCTTCTTCGAGCTGACAAGATGTCAGTCGCTGAGAAGCGCGCCGCGCGCGAGGGGGATTGGTTGATTGCCGTGTAATCCAGAAACCATCGTTGGTGAGGTACTGGGTCGAAAGGCAAATAAGGGACTCGATCCCACGGCTACTGACTTCGAGTGCCCTTACATTCACTCGCGTTGCCCAAAGCGAAGCACGCAGCTTCCTGATGAACCCTATCCGGTTTGCACGCTTTGGCGTCGCAGCGATGGCGTGGCTGATCCGGTCGAGGATTTGATCCCTGTTTGCCCGAAGCGATTTTATGCCGTCGATTTTCTGAAAGACGTGATCGATAACTGCTGGCCGGGCGACAAGCCGAAAAATCCGCAGGTCGCTCCCGAAGTGAAAATGACGGGATTTGGCAACGTCGATTTCGTGATTGCCGACGTTCAAGAGAATGGTGAAGTCGATCAGTTCATCTCGGTGGAGTTACAAGCCATCGACATCACCGGCTCAGCATTCAAGGCTTATCAGGCGCTTCGTGCTGGCAAGGACTTGGACAAACGCCCTACCTACGGTTTCAACTGGGGCAACGTGTATAAGCGTTATGTGACGCAGCTCATTCGTAAGGGCTACTTCCACCACCACTGGAAGTCCAAGATTGTCGCGGTCATTCCCGAGCAGGTCTATCAGTACATCACTGGCCGGGCCGACTTCATTAGATCGAAGGATGTGAAGAACGCGCAGGTCAATATCATCTTCATGACCTACCGGTTGGAGCACGATCCGACGCGCGTAGGCGAGTATCGCCCGCGCTTAGTCACCGTCGAGGGCACGAGCCATTCCAGTTTGCAGAACGCGATGATGTACCAAGACGCACCCAAGAAGGAAGCGTTCACCGCGCGTATCAAAGGCTCTCTGGTCAGAGCGGTGAAGCTGGCCGACCTCATCAAGGCCGGGCAGATACCGACCATGGAAGATCATGAGGACGAAGCTGAGTAGCTAGCTGGTCTGTTGAAGGGGGAGCTATGAACTGGCCGCTAATCGCCGCGATCATTAGCTTCGTCGCCGGGTTGATAGCGGCGTTGTACTGGTATCTGGCTAGCCGAGTTAACTTCATGCCGTTCTCAGAGTCTGGCGGACGCATCCAAAGGCTCGATCCGCTGGATGACCCCGAGCACTGGGTCGTTGCGATAGACAAGACCCTTCAAAAGTCGGGCAAGCTCAATCGAACGGCAGCGGCATGGACTGCTGCATCGGTTTTACTGAGCGCAATTTCAGCGGCGATGTCTGCGCTCGGGCACCCTTAGGAAACGGGAACCCTGTCCTGACGATCGTCCCGCACTGGCGTCATTTCTGTGGGAAAACGCTGTCGCCTATAAACCCAAAAATCGACCCAAATCGCAAAAATCGGCGGTCGAAAATCGCCCGCCGAGCGCGAGCAAAGCCTTGTATTTGTTGATCAAACTGATTGGCGCGCCCGAAGAGATTCGAACTCCTGACCCCCAGATTCGTAGTCTGGTGCTCTATCCAGCTGAGCTACGGGCGCGTCCTGTAAGGAGGGCGGGTTGTAACGTCGAGGCCTGTTTGGCGCAA